TATCAGAAGCTCTTTGAGTAGCTTTAACAGTCTCTTTAGCAGCTTCTTCACCCTGATAGTTCTTCTGGATAAATTCAAGCTGTCCTGCAAGCTCTGCATTTACTGCTGAAGATTCTTTACCAAAATCTTTATAAGCTGTTATCATTGTAGAGATAGCTTTACCAGCTTCACCAAAACCGTCTGCAAGGATTTGGGCAGGGCTTCTACCGATTTCTTGCATTTTGATTTGACTAGCTTTAAACATACCCTCAGTGAGTTGCTTTTGTAGAGGTAATAGCTCATTATATTGCTTGATGATTCTATCGTTGGCGGCTATCTGTTCATTCAGGGCATTAATTCTACGGTCTTTTTCTTCTTTGGAGTAAGCTCCAGAAGCGTCTACCCTTGCTTTCTCTACTTCCAACTCTTTTGTTGCTGCCGCTACTGCTTCCATGCTAAGAGATTGTAGAGCTTGCTTACGCATTTCAATAGCTAATACAGATTTATAAGTTTCATCATTAACAAGCTTCAACATTTCCACTTGATCTTGTAAATTAGCTGCTTCAATACGAGTGTTCTCTGCTGCTTGAGTATCTAGAAGTTTATTACTACGTGCCCTGTCTAGAGCTTTATTTAATTCTTCTTGTGACTCTTTAAGCTTACCATTAGCTAATACTTTTTCTCTGAGAGCTTTCAATTCTTCTACAGCACCACCTTTAGATTTGTTAGCATTTAAGAATGCTTGAATCTTTGCAGCTTCTGCTTCAGCTTCTGTGAGTTTTCTTTTTAGAAATAACTCTTCTTCTTGTTTCTGGATAAATGCTGATACAGAGTTAAGTTCTTTTGTATATTTCTTTTCTAAAGACTCTTCTGCTTTTTCTGCACGTTTCCGCTCTTTACCTATTTCAGATATTGCTAACTCTTTTACAATAATCTTATCTAGCTCTTGTGTTACTTTACGTTGTTCATCTGCTTTCTGTCTCAAGATTGTAACATCTGCTTTTGGGTCTTTCTCAAGAGCTTCTGTTATAGCTTTCATAGAGGAAGCATGTTCTTTACTGGCTTTAAACCTAGCTTCTTCGCTAGATGTAAACTTTTTATTTTGTTCAATCTGCTCGTCTAATAGAGCATTTCTATCTCGTAAATCTTGTAGATTCTTTGATACGAAAGATAGGGCTAATCTATTATTAGTCTCTTCAAGAGCTTTTGCATACTCTTTCTGTTTCTCTGTAGCGCCTTCTAGCAACTTCTGTTGTTCTTTTATACGCTCACTATAATAAACAACATCTTGATAACCGTAAGCGTCTTTCTTCTTGGCCTTCCAATCCTCAATAGATTTTGTTGCTTTACTAATAACATCTTCTTGCTCTTTAATTAGAGCTTTAAATTTAGCTGGAGCAGCATCACCAAGTTTAAGTGTATCTTCGATAACACCGTTAATTTCTTCTAATGGTGTTTTTACTTTCTCTGCTGTCATTGACAAGTACACATACCCAGCAGCAATAGCTGTCAATGCTATAATCACAGGGTTAGCCATTAAGAATTTTAATGCACCGTTCAATAGACCTACAGCACCGGCAGCAGCTCCCGTAGCTTCAGCAGTAATACCTAAACTGATAGCTAATGAGTTAGATAAAGCAGTGCTTGTTGCTACAATAATATTGTAAGCTAAAAGAAGGCCATTGTATGTAATAAAGGCTGCTGCAACTGTACCCAGAATACCGAGAAGTGTTCCTAAGTTATTAGCGAGAAAATCTATAGCTTTAGAAATAAGACCTACAGTACCCTGTGCTTCCCCTGACATACCTAGAAATCTCTTGAAAGCATTTTCTAGTTTTGTCATGGCTTTATCAAACGTGAGAGGCATATTAGCAGCAGTATCTACCCATTGCTTTTCATACTTTTTCAACACATCTGTTAGAATATTAACAGAGATTTCTCCATCGGCCCCCATGTCTTTAAGGGCTTTTCGACTAACCAACAGTTCTTTCTGAATAGCCCGCAGAATAACAGGAGCACCTTCTGCTACTGCATTAAATTCCGCACCATTTAGCCTACCTGCTTGCATTGCTTGTGAAAACTGTAATAACACAGAAGATGTTTCAGCCGCTGTAGCACCACTTAAAGATAATGCAGCAGACATTGCCCTAGTTACTGATAGAGCATCAGATACTGAATATCCATACTCTGTCATTGCTGGTACAAGTCTTACAAAAAGCTTTGACATATCTTCGATAGGCACACGAAGATTTTGAGCGGATTTGTATAACTCTTCCTGTGCTGCTGTAGCTTTAACTGTGCTACCAAGGGCTAAATTTAACTTAGCTGACATCAAACTCCAGCTATCAGTAAACTTGATTACAGCACCTGTAGTATTCTGTAAGGCAGCAAACAACATTGTACCACCTAGCATATTTCTAAGTTGATACAAACTCTTACCTACTACCTGAAAGACGTTATGGCCTTCCATTAGTGAGCGGTTAAGACTTTCAACACCTTTACGAGCTACTTCAGCATCTTTACCAATCCCTCCTACATCAATATCAATCTTCTTACCTTTGATAGTTTTAAGGGTAGCTGATAGCTCTCCTAAAGCCCTGTTCAAAGCTTGAGCACCTTCTGTAGGAAATGCCTTAGACATCATATCCTTCATACCTTCCATTGCTGCTTTAATAGCAAGGATACCAGTAGAAGATTTACTAAATTTTTCACCAAGTCTGTCTGCTGATTTCTCAGCTTTCTCTGCTGACAAAGCTAAATTATCCAATGCTTTAGCTGTATCGTTAATACCCTGAGCCTGCACCTTCACAGATAGGGTTGTAATATCTAATGCCATAAGGCTATCCTTTATTTCTTGTTTCTACAACTTGCATACCATTGAAAATCCTACTAAATTTATCATTTAACTCTTCAGTAGTTGGAAGGTTTTTTGTAATAGCTGTATATGGTGCAGGGGCAGCTTTACCATTTGAATTATTGAATTCAGAAGCAAACTCTTCTGAGAGTTCTTTTATTAATGCTATTTCCCAAGGACAAAGAAAAAGCCCTGTCAGAGTCAGCCAGCTATTTATCTCAGACCATTTAAGACCCTCGACACCATAACCGTTGCTCCCGACAGGGCCAGCTTCATGTAACAATTCTACAAGATACTCTGCACCATCAATGTCAGGTAGGTTAAGCTCGTTAGCATCAGGATTAACGCTAGAGTATCTTGTGAATCTATTTCTTTTATCTTTGCTTTTTGTGGTATCATCAGGACAGCTTGATAGCCATGCCTGATGACGCACATAGAGTTTAACCTTGGGTTTTAGCTCTGTAAAAAATTTGCTAGGTCGCCTTGATTAGCTTCTACTTGTTCACGTACCCAAGCTAGAGCACTGTCGTTGTATAGATCAGTCCATGCTTGCTTAGTGGTTAGTGGGGTGCCTTTGTAATCAAAGTTATCAGCACCAACACTACAAGTAACCAGAAGCTCTGTAGCTTCTTCACGTAGCATTTCAGCAGTCATAACTTTTTTGTTACGTTTTAGTTGACGATTCTGCATAGCTGCGATAGCATTACGGTAAGTTGAGCTGCCGGGGCCGTATACAGTGATTTGCACAGGTTTCTTTTTAGCGTCACCATCTGCGAACAATAGTTCATCAGTTACAGGGTGACGTAGTTGTACAGTTGCGGTTTCTTTTGCACTTAGTGATTCGATATTAAACATTGTTATTCCTTTATAAAATTGTCGGTGTTATAGTAGAGAGTATTTCTCTGGTTTTAAAAATTAGATCATCGACATTGACGTCTTTGAATGTTTCCGTATAACCATCAAATTTCATGGTCGGATTTTTATATATTCTTCTTAAATAGCGTAGTACTTGTTTCTCTGCAACATGCGGTATATTGCCGTCATCAAAGTGGAAAGATAATATCTCTGTAAAATTTAACTGTGAAGACCTGTTAATATTGTGTATACGCTCTAGGATGGTACGATTAGTAATTCCAACTTTTAGGTAGTCTGCACAAGCTATTATATACAAACTTCCGGGACGGTTTTTAGAGAAACCACACCCAGCATTACATGAACAATCTTTACAACCGAACCCTCTCAGATGGTCGTTAGCAACCTGATAGAATTCCCCATGTTCCTTGCATATTATTTTAACTTTTAGGTTTGTAGCCTTATAGCAAGTACTTGAGTAGTCATATTTGTAACCATGAATCTCATTGGACTTGTTTATAAAATACTCTGTAGAGTGTCTACGTTTTTCAGTATTTAGTATGGTAGAACACTTTTTACAACCCTGACCTTGTAAATGATTAGCAGGCCTCTGTCTAAATTCCCCATGAATTTTACAGATTATACTAACTTTAGAGGTAGCACCCTTGTACTCTACTAGCTCATAAGAATACTTCCCTTTATGTACTGAAAGGGCTTGTAATATAAAATTGTCAGTTGTTGTAAGTTTAGACTCAGAGAGTTTAACCGCCTTACACTTTGGGCACCCAACACCTTTCATGTGGTCGTGTGGTTTCTGTGTAAATTCTCCATGACTTCTACAAATTATTGTTACCTTTTCCCTGCTGTTTTCATATTCCACTTTGGAATAATCGTATCTACCGTTGTGAATATCTTCAAACCTGTTTACAATTTCAGAAGTTGTTAGTTTTCTCATTCATACCTCTGTAATTATTATTGATATAGAACTAACCTGTCACGGTATTTACTAATTAGGGTGAAACAGGGGCCGAAGCCCCTTGTGTTATACTTTCCAGATTTGGGAATCAATTTCCACGTTACAAGTAGAAGAAGTGATTGAGTCTACACCACCTACTTGAATTGGATATCCCATAGCTTGAGCAGTAAACAGGAACTCTGTACCGTCCTGAAGCTCTACTTTATAACTATAGCTGCTATCACTATCTACAGCCGCAGCTAGAAGAGTTTGGCCTGGATCAGCAGGAGCGTATGCCATCTGTACAGCTAGAGTACCATTGTTGATACTACCCTTACGTTTAACTGTAATACGATTACCCAGAGGGTTGTGAGTAACTAGGTTGTAGGTACGCCCGAATTCCCCAATATCTACGACCTCGCCCACCTCGGTATAACTAACCGCTTGTAAACCTGCTAAATTTACTGTTGCCGGTGGTAGACCAATCCATAGTTTACTACCTGCACTTGTCATTGCTAAAGACATTATTTATTCCTTATTATTTATTAAACTACGATACTAGCTACAACGCCAGCAGCACCAGTGACAGCAATAACACCATCAAGCCATGCACTAATCTTGTCAAGATTTACACACTTCATAGCACCTGCCGGTAGTACAATATCGTAACCACCAGATACATCTAGTGTTTGACCATAACCTTGTGGGGAAATTGTAGTGCTTGATGCACCATCAATCTTAACCGTTAGGGAGCCTGCTGTTGGATTACGAAGAGTTAGACGTTGATTTGAGCCACGAGCATATGCAAAAGTATCAGAAGCCCCAAGAGTTGTTTCTGTCACTGTAAAAGCACCTAGCTTGTCAGCAATAGTTGTTTGAGCAATAGTTGCCATTTTTATCCTTAAATTGTTTGTGTTTCACGTCTGTAATAAAATGTGACAGGAACTACCCTGTAACCATTTATAATTTCAGCTTGACCTGCATACCCCACTCGCTCTATACTTGTATCAGCAAACTTAGGAATGACAGGAAATAAATTAACAAGGGAGTTTGCAATAGCGTCTGTTTCAGCAGACCCTTCACCGTCAATTCCCCATACGTTAATATGGAATACCCCAAGCTCTCTATATCTAACACCATTAATACCTGCCATTCTTGGGGTAGCTGGCATTAGAATCGGCTGTAGAAATATTTGAGAGGTGGGCTTATTATAGCTAATACCTTCCCAAGCTACTTCTATTGGAGGGTTTTGAGCAGCAGCCCATGTATTGAGCCTGCTCTCTAAATCTGTACGAACAGACATTATAAATCCTCATTAATTAGGATAATTAATATCCGTATTTTGAAAGTATTTCTGCAATAGACCTACTAACCATTGCATAAGGACCAGTCTTACCAGACCATCTAGGTTCAGGCCAACCAATCTTTTCTGCTAGGTTTACGTAAGGTGTAGCATTAGTAAATGAGATATACCCATCTTGCTTGAATGTACCATTAACAATAATTGTATCAATACGTTTATGAGCGCCTGTTTTACTAGGGCCGGGACGTTGTTGTAATGATGTGTTAATGGAGTTTACAGCAGGTTGCCAATTATTTACTAGCTCGCCGGGAACATTTATCAATCCACCGGGGTACTCTGAAAGACCTACAGGAGTTAGTTCTACAACACTATGACAGAAATCCCTAGCAATCTTACAAACACTTTGATCTACCTCTTTTAATTGCTTATTAGCAATCTTCCTGAGCTTATCTGAAAAAGATTGTCTTGCCATTGCTCTTCCTATTTAATGTATTATAGAATGAAGGGCAGAGTTTGTCAATAGTTTAGCAAGCCCCCTTTGGCCTGCATACAAGAACAATTGTACGACTATCTTCAGAATTGTTTGTAGTGATAGTATTTGTTAGATAATACAATCTACCATCATCACCTTCATTTACTTTAATACTTGTGCTATTCCCGACAACAGAACCGTCTGTTAATGTTAGTGTGGGAGTAATTGCCCAATTACTTGTTACAACAGTATCTGGGGTAACTTCTGCTGTCCAATCAAAACCGTAAAATACATTAGAATTTGGAGCATGAATGATTTCATATAAACCATCAGGGCGAATTTTAATTGTCATATTAACCTCTGATATAACATTCCCATAACACGCTATTTAAGGTGCTTGGGTTTACTTGTTTAAATGTGAGAATCTTATAAATCTTCCCACCAATCTTTACTCTATCCTGATTAGGGTATAAAGACCCTGTTTCATTGTTGTAGTAAAAACCATCATCCTCTGTTGGTTGAATGAATAGCTGCTTATCACCCATTTCAATCAATGTTCCAAGCTTTGTCTGATCCCCGTTGCTTTGTAGAGTTAGATCGAACATAATCCCCCTACAAGGGATTTCTAGCTCTGTGATAGGGGCTGATGAGGTAGAAGGGTTGTAAGCGCCTTTAACCTGCCTTACTACGCTCATATCAAAGCCATATCGTTGCATCTCTTTAGTTACAACTCTAGCAAACTTATCCATAGAGGCAGAGTAGCAACTCATGGTAATGCCTCTAATACTTCATAGCTAGTTCCTGTTGGATAGCCATTATTCCATAGCTTTGAGAATTCAATTAATTTATTATCTTCATCA